GCCCTGTTTTTCATGGAAACACGGTCAACGACTTGAAATACCGAACAGAATACATTGAACTTGTAAAGTCCATTAAAAACCATCAAACCCTAACAAAACGACAAAAAAAACGATTGATATTAAAATCAAAATACCTCCTTGCCTTATCTAAAGAAATGGATATGGAATCAGCCCTGGCTTATGCACTACGTAAACTCAATGAGAGCTTGTAGCGTTGTATTTTTTAAATTGTTAACCCGACAGCTTTAGCCCAAGCAGTCCACTGAGTGGCAGCTTTTGTAATTTCACCATCTGTCAACGCAACAGTGTGTAAAGCAGAAAATCGGTGAATCCCTGCGTTCGTTAGATCAGCCTGGTAACTACCACCGATACGCAGTTTTGCCCCCAAATCCGCCGGGTCGCCCATATCTGTTGTTTTCTCTGCTGACAGAGCTTTGTTCAGGATTTGAAAGTCCATTTTTTGTCCCGATTTAAAACGCGCGCACACTAAATAGTTTGTGTTTGCCAGCAACCCACCGAGCGCGACTGTACGCTGCGTCGACACGCTACCGTTGAGAGTGTTTACCGAAAAGTTCAGGGTCATGCTGGTAGATCCGGGCTGCGTTCTGAGCACTACGCCCTGCGTGGTTCCTGAGCCAGATTGCCGGGGCCCGTTAAAATTGCTGAGCAGCAGAATCTGTGAAAGCGTCGGACAGTTGAAGATTGTGAAAAAAGTAAAGTCCAGAGGCTGAAGAATACCCGTATCAAGCAATGTGCCTGCAGGCGTATACTGGACGCCATTTTCCTGCACAACAGGCGAACCCAGTACCGTTGCAGCTACCCCATCCGGTGCGAGGTTTCGACCGGTTTTATCTGCCTCTCCATAAAAATTCAAATATTTCAGGCCACGGCGAACGAGCGGGTCAAAACCCAGGCCTTTATCACCAAAATAACCCGGAACAATAATACGCGAACCCATAATTTGTTTTCCTTAAATAGCGATTGCCTGGCGACGAAATGCCACACAGGGGTTATTCAGTGGGTATGGACGGTTTACCAGCTCTGGAATATTTGATTCCGGATATTGCCCTGTCCCTTCATGAAATTCGTAATTCGCAACAGCGACCGTTGTGTCGCTGTCAAACAGATTTCCGTTACCGTTACTTCCGGTCTGGCTGGCGTACCATAGATAAACATCGCCGGTCGTTTCACGCCCCAGCGTAATATCGACTACGGTATCGGCTACAATTTCGACACGCGTCACCGGAACGTCCCCAGCATCGTCAGTGACTCTGAATCCTTTTGCGGCATACGTCGTCGGAGATGAACCCACGTAGCATGATCGAAACTGAAGCGGCGGGCTCCACACCAGGAAATCCGCACGCAGGAATGTTCCGCTCAGCGTGACTGACAGGGGTTGCAGTGGACGCCAGTTCTGGCGACGATCAATTGCACGATGGAGCACTTTTCCGAACTGCATTCCCAGCCAGCGGTAGCCGTTCGCGTCAAGATGGCCACCCTTGTCGGTGACAGCATACGCCGGTGATGCCATCATTACGTTTGCATCTGCTGCACAGATATCGAGCTGAGCCTCGCCAATGCTCATATTCGTGCTGTCACGCGTCCAGCTGCCGCTGGTCTGATACAGCACAGTCAGGGGGAGCTCTGTCTGCCCGGTGATAGCGGTAGTATCGGTAATGACATCATCAATGAGCTTTCTCAGGAGTGCTCTGTATTCTGCGCGGTCTGTCGCCCCTCCTTTTGTGCTGTCATAGTTATATTCATTGCCAAGATATAAAAAACCCACCACGCCGCAGGTTTTCCCTTCGGCGTCAGCAATAGCTTTAATCTGGGTAACGGCTGAAATGATCCGGTTGTAGAATCCCCAGGAGTGCCCCTTAGACAGACGTTCAATAATCTGCCCGCCAACACCGCAGTTGACAGCCACAATTTTGCGCTCATCCGTTGCCAGCCCCCGGAACTGCAACTGCATTTCCCGCCACATCCACATCGCGCCGATATCGACGGTTTCACCGAAATTGTTAGCCCCACGAGGCAGTGCGGCCACAGCCTCATCGGTCATAAGGTTTCCGCCGTCAGGAGGGGCGATTAAATCCTGCACCACCGCACGGGCTGATCTGATTTCAGCTCCGTTCAACGGCGTAAATGTTGAACCATTCTCATTTTTTGGCCGGACGGAGTCACCGAGCATATTAATGTTCAGAGTAGCGCGAATGTCCTTGCTCAGTGCTGCCCATCCCTCAGTCCCGTTACTCAGCGACTGGCCGTCTGTGATCAGAATATTGTAATCGTAAACCGGGCGAGCAATACGCGTATTAATTTCGTCTCGTGCGGCAGCAGCAGCGGCAAGATTTGCTGCATTTCTGCGTGAAATGTCATCTACCCCATCGTTATTCTGATCGCTTTGCTCACCATTGAGATTCATCAGGACAAATCCCACACTGTCGCGAAATACAAAACCAGAAATATCCGCGTCAGATTCAGCACTGAATGCCTCAGTCACCAATCGCTGCTGCTCAACGACAGGCTGAACACTGTCAACAGAGCTGAGCAGAGGAGTCCCTATTTGCTGAATAACGAATCCGACGCTATCCCGGAATACAAAACCATCAATAAACTCATCATACTCAGCCGTCATCGCATTGCTCTGAATTGCATTCAGGCCGAATGCCGCCAGACGAAACCCCGCCTCATCATTAAGTGTCAGTAAAGGAGAATCAGCATCATCAGTAGCAATGAGAGATGAGATATAGTCAAGAACTGCCTGGATGGCCGCTTGAGAAGGCATTTTCCGCCCGGTTGCTGTCAGCGTCCCAGCCACATTCATGTACTCGTCAGCCAGCGCGCTGCTGTCCGGGCTACGCACATAGGTGCTGCTGCTTTCTGGAATATTCGCGATGTCCGCCTGCGCCGCCGCCAGCGTCGCGTACTGCTTACTGAGCGGGATAAGGTTCTGTCTGACCTCATCGTTTTTCGCCATCATCTGGCGCCAGGTATCGAGCGGTTCACCGCCGCGGTCGTCAACCGTTCCGGCCGGACCGTTAACCAGTTCGTCAGCGCGCTTGACGTTATCCAGGAATATTTCAGGCGTCGTCGTTCCCAAAGGCGGGTTAAGTTCGGCCATGTTTTTGCTCCAAAAAAGGCGTTCGCTCAAACGGGTTTGAGCGAAAAGAGTTAATTAGGGGAATTTGTGGTTTTAGGCGACGTCGCCGGGGTATGTGGCGTCGTCGTACTGGTAGAAAATTTCTTTATATTCAGGTGCAGTAATCTGACAGTTGCTGTCACCCGATGGGGCAACCTCCTGGACTATCCCATGCCGCGCACCCTTTTCACTGTCGCAGAACAATAACTTCGGCAGATCAATATCTGGGTCGTCCATAATCCAGTCGCCGGGATGCAGGTCGTCGTTGTACGGCACCGTCAGCGTGAAATCATCTACCCGTTGCGGCGTGAGCATTCGCGATGATGGTCGACCGTCCTGAAACTGTATCCAGCAGCGAGGATTCGCGTAGCTCCAGTCCAGTGGCTCCGTGACGTGCAGCGTAATTTCCTGGAAGTCGTAAATCATCGCGTCAATCAAGCAACTTTGGGTTTTCCCGGTTGGAATGTCGTCGGACAAAATGATGTGATCACCGAAGTCATGACACCATCCCAGCATTGAAGTCGTAGCCGTATACGTTCGGCGTTGGTGGAGATATTTCATTAACCGACGCATCCCGATACGCCAGGCGCGATCTGCAGTCATGGCAACATCAATGGTGTATGCCTCCGTTTTGCGCGGAAAAGGATTTTCCGGCGTCCGGCACTGTACGGTTTCCTCCGCCCAGGTCACAGGGTTGATATATTTCACATCCACGCCATCAAAATCATCCTCCGACGGGACCCTGAATGACGTCTGCATTTCCTCGACGGTATCCTGAGGAGTAATGATCCCTGTCCAGCTTTTGACGCCCTCTCTTCCGACAGAAAGCAACCCGTCAGACAGCAGAAAATACCCCATGCCAGCCTCTGCAATTTTGTCGAAAATATCCTTTGCTGACGTGCTGTCACTGCTTGCCTGGTGATCAAAATATTCTCCCCTTGGCGTCCAGTAGGTCTCCTCCAGCGTACTGAGTGCCGCAATGTCGATCT